CTTCATCAATGAAAAAAGATTGAGCAATTGGATTTTTTGTACTTTGATATCCTAATGAATTTACGGTCATATTATTTTTCTCCGATTATCTACCACGATTTTTTCTAGCATACGTCTTCGCCTTCGCAGCAGACATTCTTGGGCGACTTGCCAGTTTGTTCCGAGTATTTTTATCTCTACTGGTAGTAATTGATACTTTTCGTTTCGATGTAATCATACCTAAACTTGAATTCCATTTCCTATTGCTTTGAACGCCTGGTAAATTTTTAACTGCTTGCCAGTGGTTCCACATTGCACCTTTACCACCATCATTACTTCTATTTCTTGATGGAGCAGGTAATGTAGTAGAAGACTTAGATCCCTCTAATTCTAACATACGTGTAGATTTTACATCTTGATGAATAGTGTTTAGTACACCTTGTGCTGTGTAAGTTGAACGTGCAACAGACCCTGCAAGTCTTTCATTGTTATGATCCACATCCATTACTTTTATTTCATGTGTGCCAGATCTAAATCTAAAAGTACTATTGTTTGGTATCATAAAAGAAATATCAACTGCACCAGTAATATCTGTGGTCAACAAACCTGCACCATCTTTGTGTGCTGTTTTGCCTCTCAAAGTGTTTCCGTAGTCCTTAGTACTTGAAGAGTATCTTTCAAAGGCTGCTTCACGAACAAAGTTTGCCATGTTCTTACCATCGAAAAATAAAAATACATTTGTATTCGGTCTTAGACCTTCAGCACGAATACTAATTATACGAGATCTTATGAATGGTAATAGTGCTACCTGTAAAACCTTAGTGCCAATAACTTCTTCAATTACTGAGGACTTAACAACTTTGTTTACAGTTTTTGTTGTTGTTCGTCCAGAAGTTTTAGTGATAGTATTTGTTTGATCACCAACTTTTAATTGATCTAAAGTTTTACCACCCCAATTCCATTCCCAGTTATTCCAGTTGTGTGCTTGGTTAGCATTTAATTTTGAACCACCATCTATAACATTTCTACTGAAAACGTTTGTGTCTTTCCACTCATCAGAAGCAGGAGACAACTTTAAGTTACCTGTAAATAAACCACTGTTGTAGGGGTTTATTTTTACTGCTTGTGTAGCAAAAGATTGTTCCATGTATGTAACTTCTGTGTATTCCAAATATACATTGTCGCCTCTTCGTACAACCCCACTAGAATTTGCGGAGTCAAATACTAATCTTAGGTTATCTTCACTAAAGAGTGGTCGCAGAATACCTTCAGCTGGATCTATAGATGCTTGATAGTTTTCATCAAAAGCATTTGAAAATTGATGAGTTGTAAAGTTGTCCACAAAAAAACCAGATTTAATTCTATTTAACCCTGCAGAATCTAATACCTCAAAATTATTAGTTGCAAGTTCTAACATGTTTAAAGAAGTAACTTCTTCTAAGTTAGCAATTCTTTCTTCCAATTGATTGATATCATCCATAGTGTATCTACGATGATCTATTTTTTCAGTGGTCAAATCTTCTTCGTCTATAGTATTTGGGAAGAATGCAAAATTGTAAAGTGGTAGTGTTCCATCTTGTTCTTTAGGAGGTATTGGATCAAAAGCGTCCACTGATTGAATAACATCAAGTTCACCTTCAGTGTCTATCACCAATTTATGAGCACGTGCCAAATAATACGTATTGTCTGATTGAACTACATCTGTAGGAGTAGGAAGATAAGATATGTTTGCCTCTGTAAAGTTTCCTGAAGAATTCATTACAGGACGAAAATCTATAGCATCCCTTAGATTTACTATAGACCCATCTGCTCTTGTGAAAGAAGGAATATCACCATAGTCTACAACACCAGTATATGAGTTAACTGCGAAGAAGTTACCTGCACCATGACTGAAATGATCAAACTTAACATAAACATTTCCTGAAGGGGCTGATTGGTTTCCGTTTAAAACCATTCTACCCAATCCATAGAAATTGTCTCTTTGACCATTGTCTAATGTAAACTTATATGACATATCAGCACCATCAGAATCTATAAGAGAAACTCTTTTAACTTCATAGATGTCTGGTTGTCCCAAGTCAAGGAACTGTTCACCAGTGGTAGGATCTGTTTGAATTGTCGTTGTCACTGTCGCATTTTGTGTTAAGGTTTTTGCCCGAACAATCGGTGTTGAAGTAACACCATACACGTAAACACTTACGTCAGTGTTGTTAGGTAATCCTGTAATAGTTGTAGTGTTCGAACCTGCAGTGATACCACCAAGAGTTCCATTATCTAATTTTCCAGCAGGAGTAAATATTAACCAGTCACTGGTATTTGTTAATACATATGCTGTTGGAATACTTACAGTAAAGTTACCTGCACCGTCAGAAGTACCTGATCTCAATATCTGAACTTCAATCTGTTGAGGATCTATAACTCTTGGTCTGTCACGATTTGTATCGTAAACCAATGTGTTGTTGGTAGGATCTTCTAAAATAACATTATTAGTTAAAACAGTAGGATTAAAATATGATGTTCCAGATGTACCAATAGATTTTGCGTCTCTGAAAGATTGTCCAGAATTCATCTTGATATCAAATAAGTGGTATCTTAGGTTGGCACCATTCTCATGCACCGCACGAACACGTGCAGTACCAATTGTTGAACCACCATAGTTACGTGCACTTCTTAGATTTTGTTGTGCAAATGTTTTTATGTCAGGCCCACCAACTGCAGAGTCTCCAAGAACATCGACATAGTTACCATAGTCAACTGACATAAACTCACCAGTAATTTGCAAATCATTTTGTGCTTTAGGTATTCTTATGTCTGTTGGAAGAAATCGTGCTGCGCGATATCCATCTATAACCACTATACCATCGCTTACTTTTAATATTAAATGATCGTCTGCAGAATCTTCTTCGAATGAGATTCTATATGGTTTTACAATATAATCTCCAGAATTTTCTTTTATTCTGGTTGCGATCATATCTCTTGGGATATTGTATGCATCATCTTGTTGGGATGCTACAGAAGTGAATACAGCACCGTCTTTTACAGTGCTTACATGAATAAAGTTTTCATCAGAGGTTAGTTGATCATCTGACGTAAGTCTCAGTGTAACTTTGTATCTGTCTGCGCCTGGTGCAGTTGTGTTAATAGATGACCCTTGGTTGTCATACAACTGTAAATCATCATCAACACTGAATACTTGTTGGATAATTTTGAAACCAACATTTGTACTAGGCGCATCCGTGTATTTACTAATGATTGCACTTTGTGATTCTGTATATACGAAAAGACCTTGTGTAAAGTAAATACTATCACCAATTAATGCACGTGTACCTCTACCAACTGCAGGGTTTACAGTTGTGTTTGTTATCTGAACAACTCTACCAGATCCTAAACTTTCACCTGCAAGGAAACGAGGTGTAGAACTTGTTGTAGAAGATGCAGAAGTATTTACATATCTTACGTAAAGTGTAACAGGATCGCTACCTTCTGCAGCAACTCTTTGAAGAACTTCTGCCTTGATACCAGATGTTGCACCAGTTAATATACTACCAACATTAGCAGTTGTAGAGGATGACGTTGTGTCAAGTTTTACAAATTCGTAACTGTTATCAATCGACAGTCCGCCAGGTTTTACCGCAGCACCTTCTTTAAATATATTGTTACCAAATCGTTCAATCTGTTTTTGAATGATCGTTTGCATTTGGGTAAGTTCACGTGCTTGTAGTGAACGACCACTGTTGAACAATATACGATAGTAACCGTCACTATCGTTGAAATCATCCTTATATTTTGTTTCAAATAAAGTATCTGTATATACTGTTGCCATTGTTCAACCCTTAGAATTGTAGAATAATTTTTATATCTTCTGCTTGTGCTGCAGTCCTTGAAACTGGATTTCTGTTATCTATGTAAAGAACATCACCAGTACGTCTATCAACTTCTGGTTGTATTAGTGCCGAGTCAATAATGCCTTGACCTGGCCCAGTAACTTCTTCAATAATTTCCCCATCTTGGAAAGCAGTGAAACCAGTTCCCTTCGTCTGGTGGTAATAAATTTTATCAGAATCAATGTCATCGATATATGCCCTTGCAAATGTTGTCTGACCTTCGATTAGTTTGTCTTTTGTAAAAGCATTAATAGTACTTGATAATCTCATAAAGTCTAGACATCCTGCAGTGTTTGCAGTAATTTTAGAACCATTGTATGCAAGAGGATCTTTTATGAGTGTTACTTGTCTGAAGTCCTGTTCAAGAAGGAAGTCACTATCATTACCTTCGATCATTGTGTGGAACATAACAGATGAAGTCTTAAGGTCTATTCTTGCGTCTGCACCTACACCTGAGTCACTAAATGGAAGAACCGCACGTGCAACTGCACCAGAACCTCCACCACCAGTGATAGTAACTTGTGCTACTGTGTACCCTCTACCGTGTGCAATGTGTTGTCCACTATCTGCCATACGGATTCTTGAAACAACTCCTGCAGCAGAATCAATATCTGCAATTGCACGTGCTGCAGTACCGTTACCAATAATGTTGACTGATGGAATAGAAGTGTATCCAGATCCACCATCTTGTAGTACGATATTTAAGATTTCGCCTGGTTCTACACTATCCTGAACTTCAAATTGTTTTAACTCAATACCAGTAGAGTTTGAGTCAACTGTGAATTGTTTTTGTACAGGCATGAAGTTAGAAGATTGAAACTTCTCTGCACGTGAACCACTGATTGTATATAAGAACTTCCATACATATCCATCTGTAGTTCTGAATGAGTCGTTGTTTGCACCAGTAGGTTCGATTACGGAAGGTTGTGCAACCCCTAGTCTGTTACGGCCAACTTCTAAACAGACATACACTTGGTTGTTATCGTTCTTCACATAATAAGGTAATGCAGGATACCCACCTGTTGCATCATCATAAGAAGAGTAGATTCTACCATTTGACCAATTGTTTCTAGGAACAACAAGTGATGTTGCGGCAACTTTCTTGATTGATTGAAGACCATCGCGTAATCTTGCAATGTCCTCTGGACTGTTTATAGGAGTTGGAACAGTCTCGTTTGAATCCCAAGGTTCTGATCTACCAATACCCACATAGTAGTTATGGGTTTGTTGTTCAAACCTTTCGAAAAAATCACGAGCAATCTGTTGTCTCAGTGTATCTGTAATCGTAGCTGGCATCTTCTATATCCTATGTATTAACTGCTGCGCCTAAAACAATACGTCTGTAAAAACCACCAGAACTATCGTATACTGCGAGACATGGGTTTCCTGCGTTACCATCTGTAACGAATATCATTCTTCCATGTACGCCTGGAGGGACGGTTGCGACTGAGTAATGTTTAATATCAACATAATCTGGTGTGGGTTCACGAGATCTCTCTGCAACGTAATCAGAGTCTAATGTTGCAGATAATGCTGCAACTTCGTCTGTGATGTTATGTTTTAATGCGACTGTACCGTCACTATCTGGCAAGAGAATAACTCTATCTGCAGTCGGATCTACTACTCCCAAAGAAGTTTCGTGCGAATCTGCAGTTCCTTCGTAAACAAGGTAAGATGAGTTGTTGGTACTATCGTGTAGTTTTATACCTAGTTCTGATGCGGAATCTGCACCTATAATAGTACGTATCTGTACAACATCACCATATAACTCTTCAAAGTTATCGTTGATTTTACCTGCGCCTGTGTACAGATCATCACCTGTACCATCGTTACCAGTCGTACCTCTATCTATAATTTGTCTTGCCATTTTTATTTCCTAAAAACTGTACCTTTATTTATAAGGTTTTTCACTACTTTGTTCCTACAATGTATTCTCTCTGTGAGAATTTATCTCTTGTTGATGAGAACCTTACTGCAGAGTTGGCAACACCATTAGATGTTGCACCAGTAGGATCTGCAAAATCATCAAATCTAATCTTAAATCCTGCAAACTCATTCATGCTGCTATAGTAATTTTCTATTTCAGCGATAGTCATATTCTGCCAATCAGATAGTTTACGTATTAGACTGTATCTATCTCTCATTTCAAATCTTTCTGGATCACCTTCAACATAACCTTCTGTTACATAATCTCTAGTCATGTATAGTGTTGCTTCCATATTAATCTGATCTGAGTCAACACCGTCAAAACTAGGTGCATAAAGACTAGTTCGTATTGCACCAACTGCTTCACCCTCTGCAGCGTATGTAAATGCTGCAGTACCAAAAACATTGAAGTTTGGATTGATGTATGGTATAGATGTCAACGTCCTAATATTCAATGCAGGTTCTGCTTCAAGAACAACTGCAGCACCCAAATAAAATCCTGATGGGTGGACGTAGTTTCGATACATCGCTTCCCATTCTAAGAGAGGGATTGGGCCTTTTATCAGTGTAGAAAATACTTGATAGAGTCTACCATCCTGTATTTTCTTTGCGTCTTCTGTACCAACATTAGATTCACCAACAATAAACAAACTGTCCTTGGGATGAAAGATCTCTACGGTCTCGTTGAAGAATGCACGAAAGAAACCATGAATAGAATATTCAGAACCCTTAACTCTGAAAAAATTACCAAAGTTTCTTATAACTTCTCTTGGTGTTGTGAACTGACCATTTGATATACCTAGACCAATCTCATCAAATAGTAAATCTAAATATTCTAACTTAGTATCTTCGATGTCTCTGATAGTTTGCAGTTCTTCAATGATACCACCAAAGTTATCTGCAGAATCTAAAAACTCATAGTATGCATCCAAGAAGGTGATGAGCATAGGATAATCAGAACGAAAGTGTTCTGGTAATACCTCATCGACTAAACTTTTTCTGACATTTATGTCATGTCTGTCAAAGTGTCTTAATGTTTGTGCAAAACCAGTGTCAGCCATTATCCTACCGTAAGTTTAGTATCTTGTCTATCTATAGATGCTGTTGCAAATGAAAGTGATGAATCTAATCGCACAACATAGTTACGTAAAGGTTTTATCACACTTTCATTTAATGGTATTGCTGATATTTTTATAAACTCAGATCCACCTATGAATGCTTGTGGAGCAAATCCTACAATCTTAACTTCTCCTCTTGTTGGTATAAATTCACCAACATTATCTAATAATACATCACCGTCTATATTTTGTATTTGTAATCTCTGAGAATTTAATTTGTTTCTAATGAGTGCAATGCTTCCGTCATATTCGAAAACACTAGAAATAACAGTATATGTAAAATCATCTGCACCTTTTAGTTTCATTGGATATTGCAATTCAAAATTTCTCTCAGTTCCTATTGTTGGAAATATTCTTAGTTGTGCTTTAACATCGCATTTACTTGATAAGATCGCAGGATCAAGTGCATCAATCTCTGTTAACATATTACTACGTCTAAATGTCTTATCAAATTTATTTAAATTTTCGTTAAAGTATCTAACCATAAAGTTATATGCGGAACTCTCTGTCGCAGCCAAACTAAATCCAGTTAGTGCAGGATCAAAATTAAAACTTAAAACTAATTCTAAGAAAAGATCTGTAGGATCTGTATACTTAGTTGTCATAGAAACAATTCCGAGGTTGTCAGAAAAGTTTGTTATTATATCTGCTTTTACTTTGTCTTTTATTGTATCAGCAGTTCCTGCCGCAAAGTTTAGTGAAACATATACTGAACCATAGTCACGAGGGACGTTTTGGTCTCCTGACCACACGTTACAGTCTGTAACATCCACAAAGTTACTTAGAATCATTGCTTTGTAATCAAGTGATGTAACAAGTCTTGCCTGTTGTGCATACGCAAATGGTGCAAGTTGTCTTATACTTTCTATGGTTTGTCTTGGAGCACCACCCGTTGATTCTGTCACCGTTGTTGTAACAACTGGGTAATTTATCTGTTTTATTGTTAAGTCAGAGTTTGCTGTAAAAACTGTTCCGTTATCTGCCAATCCTTCTTTAGTAGATAAGTATGTGACAACAACCTTTTCGCCTGGATCTGGTTTCTTACCAAAAGATACACCATCACCAAAGTTTAGTTCGTAATTTCCATTGGGTGCTTCTCGAATAGAATATACTCTACTATTACCGTCAATAGTAATTGCTTCTTTCAAAGGAATATAACTATTGAATGATGTTGAAGTTGCTGTATCAAAAACCAATACACTTGCAGTTGACGTATCTATTGTACTATCTGGGATAACAAAGATCTGTCTCTCGTTTTTTTCCCCCACGATAAATGTTTTTGTTTTCTGGACACCTTCAAATATTGTTATGTCCGATGACCCCTTAGATGTTTTGAACTCGTAATTACCTGAACCGTCATCTTTAGCAAAGAAATTTTCCAGTGTTCTGAATGTATACGAAACACCATCGATAGAGGATGTAAATGTAAAACCACTGGGTAATTCTACTTGGGCTGGTCTATTGGCAACACCTGCGAGATTAACGTTAAGATTTACAACTGCCTTGGATGTTGTAGGAGATCTTACTTCATATCCTAAAGTTTCTGCGTGAGATACAATAGAAGATCTTAACTGTGCAGTGTTAAGAAAGGATTCGTTAATCGCAAAGTTTGCGGTCAAACCATTTAGGTGTGTATTATATGCCAATACGTCCAAGACATTATTTAATCCTGATGCTTCAAAATCGTAATCAGCAAACTCACTTTTTTGTTTAAAATAATTTTTTAAAGACTCTTTTATGTTTGCAAAATCTAACTC